ATTTACGGATGTCACGATGCCTCTCCCGTCTAACGAAATACTTGTCACGGCTGGTACTACTGCCACCGTGTCTGTTGCAGCCACCCTTACAGCAACAGCAGTCTTTAAATGGACTGTAACTGCCATGAAACCCATTCTTAAACAAGCATGGACAAAGATAACAAAAAAGAAGGCGTCATCAAATTCTTAGTATTAGTCTGGTCAGCCGGATTATTAACAGCTTCTTATGCTGGCTGGATGGAGAAGATGGATCCAACTTATGTCGCAAGTATTCTTAGCGGCACCTTAGCAACTTTCTCAATTACACGCGAAAAAAAGGAATGAAAAAGTTTTTATTGCTACTTTTCTTAGCAGCACCGGCTGCAGCACAAACTGTTACCCCACAGTTCACTCAGGGGTCAATGCAATCGACTACTACCACCACGGTTGACATTGAACGAACTATCGAACAAGAAATTATGGGTGGTGATTATTCATCATGGAGTGGTTCAAACATTACACCCAGTTCCGATATCGCTGGAGAAAGTACAACATTTTCCGTAACTACGGCTGGAGACCCTTGGACTCTAGAGCTGACAACACGATCAGCAGGCGTAGTGGAAACAATCGATATCACAGAAAGCATCGACCAAACTTCTACTACTACATCGCTTTCTATCTTCTCGCAGTAACACCTGCATTCGCAGAACCTGAAGTACAAAATACATCTAACCCAGTTGCAGCCGCAACGGGAAATGTTACGAATCAGGCTGTGCAGTTCCAGAACAATGGAGCACCATCACGACAATACTTTGGAGCTAATAGTTCTTGTAATGGATCAACAATGACGTTTAGCCCGTTTTATATGGGCAACGACACGATCCCTATGGAGTCTGATGGTTATGTTCGGTCTAATAATTACGGAGCACAGATTAACTTTATGTTCCCACTTGACGGTGGCATGATTGAGCAGTGCAAAGAAATTGCTAGACGACACGAACAGAAGATGCGCCTTAACTACGAGATGGTTCGTGCATTGAAATGTACGGAGATTATGAAAGCCGGTTTTACTTTTAGACCTGGTAGCAGAGTAGAAGTGTTGTGTCATGACATCATCCCAATCGTATCATTAAATGATAGAAGCGATAGTAAGTCTCTCGATAGCAACGATAGCAGCGGGAGCGACACTGAACAACCGACTACATCAAAGAATCAATAACGTACATGATCGTATTAGTGGTCTTGACAGACGTATCGACGCTATTGAACTTAGCGTGGCTCAGGACTATGTATCAAAAGCTGATTTATCAGTCATGGTTCAACGTATGGAAGATCATATGGTGCGTATTGAAAACAAACTAGACCAAATCGTCCTTAGAAATTAATTATGTCTTACAACGTAGTAGATCTCCGTACTCAAAAAGTACTTGGTACTTATGAAACTGCTGAACAGGCAGTACGTGCAGAGTCACACCTCGTGCATGAACCAGGTGAAACATGGTATGCAATTGAAGCACCCGTAGTAAAGAAAACACGAGCCAAGAAAGCTAATGTCAAAAAACAAAGCGAGTGAAGAACAATTTAATGAGCTACACAATCTAGTTACAAATGAGTTTCTAAACCGTGTTAAATCTGGTGAGGCAACTACACAAGATTTAAAAGCAGCTTGTGATTGGCTATCAAAAAATGACATCAGTGGTGTCGCCTTTGATGGTAACTCACTTGATAAATTGGCTAACATTATGCCAACTGTTGACCCAGAACTAGTCCAACGGAGGCTATATGGCTCGAAGCTCTAAACATAGCGGTCCTAAATTCGCTAATGGTAACTATAAATCATACCAAAGAAAGTATGATGGTTCCAAACTACAAATCTCAAAGCGGTCTGCTTTAAATAAAGAAAACCGCCGACGCGGTACTTATGGCAATGGTGACGGTAAAGATGTATCACACAAGAAAAATGGTAAAACATTTCTTGAAAAAGCATCTAAAAACCGAGCACGTAAAGGCCGAGCATGACCCCATTACTTCCAACTCCTGATCACTACCTATACAACTTAATAACCATGACATCCTCTGAAGCTAAGCGCCTTTGGAGGCGCAGTATTAAATTACACTTTGGCTGCACATGTGTTTATTGTGGAGAAACTTATGAATTACACGAACTTACTCTGGACCATGTACATCCTCGTTCTCTTGGGGGCGAAGATGTCAATACGAATGTCGTACCAGCATGTACCAGATGCAATCAGGACAAAGGAAGTAACCATTGGCAATCATGGATGAGAGCCAAATTTGGAGTTAATAAACTCCGTGAACACTTAATTATGGAGTATATTAATTAATGGAAGAAGAAGGTAACCCCCTTGGTTTAAATTACACACCAACCATAGGAGATGCTGTTCAAGGTATTCAAGATTATGGTAAAACTGTTGTTAGTTTTTGGGGTGGTGCTGTTAAAGCAGTGCCTCAAGCTTTAACTAGTTATCGTGAATCAATTAGAGAAGAAGCTGATAAACCTTCTACATTTGCAACATCTACTAGTATAAATCCTATCAAAGAATTAGGTTCTTTATCAGAAGATTATGCTACTAGTGAAGCTAAAACAATGGAAAGTGTTGCAAGTGGTTTAGAGTCTGTAGGTGTTCCCACACCGATTGCAGGAGCAGCAGCAGGTATTGCTGGAGCTTTTTTACCAGGACCAACAGACGTAAACCTTGCAATGAAAGGTGGATCAGCATTGTTAGGATTAACTATACAAAACCCTAAATTTTTAGCACCTGGAGTAAAACAAGGTATTGCTCAAACACCAGCAAACATTAAAGCACGTCAAATTCTTGACAAATCTTTAGCGCGTCTAGATAAACGAAGAACTGAATTAGACTCTATGTTAGAAAGTGGTGAAGTAGTTCGTGGTAGTTCTAAATTTGCTCGTCTTGATAAAAAAATTAGAGAAGAACGATATGGTGAAATGTCATCTTTTTACAATAATTTAGATCAAGACCCTCCTGCATTTAAGAAAACATCCGATAAAAATATAGATCCTACTAATGAGGCTGTAGTTTTAGAACAACACCACCTAGCGGCTAAAGCACAAACTCAACCTTTTGTTGAATTAATGCTTGAAGTTGGTGATGCTGATGATCTTGTAGCACTGCATGAATACTCACGTATGCTTGGCGTTGTTATGGGAAATAGTCGTTTAAACATGTTAGATGCACCAGGTCCAATTCACAGAGCAGCTTTAGCTAAAACTTCTAAAGAAAAACTAGGAAATATTCATAGTGCATTTAATGCTGCAGGTATGGAACCAAACAACAAGTTTGTTAAAAATCTTTTAAAAGACGCAAAAACATCTGATGATGTAATGGATGTTTTTAGTCAATATATTCAAGAGTATTTAATTCCTCAACAAAAGATTGGTAAAAAAATTGTTAAACAATATTTTCAAGATTATAGAGTTAATTTAACTGCATCTCAAAAAGTACGTTTTGACGAACTAATTTCTAAAGCTAATAAAGGTGGCACCTAGAAGCCCCTCTAACCACCCTTCCACCTACTCTACGCTAGATTGTACCTATGAACACTTTAGACCTCCTTAAAGACGATTTTAAGCTATTCTTACAGGCTTTATGGAATGAATTAGATCTACCAAATCCTACACGTGCCCAATATGCAATTGCTGATTACCTTCAACATGGTCCAAAGCGTTTACAGATCCAAGCATTTCGGGGAGTTGGTAAGAGCTGGATTACTGGTGCTTTTGTTCTGTGGACTCTCTTTAATAACCCCGAAAAAAAGATAATGATTATTTCTGCATCTAAAGAACGTGCAGATAACATGTCTATTTTTCTACAAAAGTTAATTATTGAAACCCCATGGTTAAAGCATTTACAACCCAAAGGAGACGACTCTCGTTGGTCGCGGATAAGCTTCGACGTTTCTTGTTCCCCCCACCAAGCACCTTCCGTCAAGTCTGTCGGGATTACAGGCCAACTGACCGGTTCTCGCGCTGACTTAATGATTCTTGACGACATCGAAGTTCCCGGCAATAGCATGACGGAATTTATGAGGGAGAAACTTCTTCAACTCTGCACAGAAGCTGAATCTATTCTCACTCCTAAACCAGATAGCCGTATTATGTTCCTCGGAACACCTCAGACTACCTTTACTGTATATCGTAAACTAGCAGAACGTTCTTACAAACCTTTCGTTTGGCCTGCTAGATATCCTCGTAAAGTTAGTCAATACGAAGGTCTCCTAGCACCACAACTTGTCGAAGACATCGATAAAGGTGCTAAGAAATGGGAAGTAACAGATGATAGATTTGATAATGATGATCTGGTAGAGCGTGAAGCGTCCATGGGACGGTCGAACTTCATGCTACAATTTATGTTAGACACCTCCTTATCTGATGCAGAAAAATTCCCCCTTAAATGTGCTGATCTTATTGTCACTTCTGTTAACCCCACTACTGCACCAGAATCCATCGTATGGTGCTCCGATCCCCAAAACGTTATCAAAGACCTCCCAACTGTTGGACTACCTGGGGATTATTTCTACTCTCCAATGCAGTTACAAGGAGAATGGGATTCTTACCAAGAAACAATATGTTCGGTTGACCCGTCGGGCCGTGGCACGGATGAAACAGCTGCAGCTTTTATCTCACAACGCAACGGTTTCCTGTACTTGCACGACATGCGAGCTTACAGAGACGGGTACTCCGACCAAACATTACTCGATATTCTAAAAGGTTGTAAAAAGTATGGCGTATCTAAGCTCCTCATTGAAACTAATTTTGGTGACGGTATTGTTAGCGAGTTGTTCCGCAAACATCTTCAACAAACAAAGCAAAGAATTGATATTGAAGAAGTCAGAGCAAATGTTAGAAAAGAAGATCGAATCATCGATTCCCTTGAACCCATCCTCAATCAACATCGACTCGTTATTGACCGTTCCGTAATTGAAAAAGACTTTAAGTCTAATCCTGATGCTGCTCCAGAAGAACGACTACTCTACATGCTATTCTATCAAATGTCTAGGATGTGTCGTGAAAAAGGTGCAATTAGACATGATGATAGACTA